TGCCTCCACTACCGGACGACTGGCGAATCTCGGTGGTTTTGACGTCGCCGTACCAGACCACGTTGGCCTGCCGGATGACCCGGGTGCCGAACAGCACCGGGATGGGTTTGCCGGATTCCGCCACCGGCACATCGAGATTCCCCGGTGTCGGAGTTGCCGGTTTGGGTGGCTTCGGCGCGAGCAGCATGCCGATGACCGTGGTGATGACCCAGATCGCGATCTGTACCCACATGGTGTTGCCCTCAGACGATGGAATCCCCGGCGAAGGGGTTCTTGGCGGGAATCCAGGGGAACCCGCCGAAATTGAGACTGTTGCCAAACTTGGACTGGCAGGTGGCGAACGTCCGGTCGCAGCCGGCGAAGGCCTCGAACGCCACGCCCACGGCGAGCCCCGGCAGCACGGCCGAGAGCGTGATGGTGTCGCCCGAATGATTGGTGATCATCCGTGGCACCCCGGCCACGCGCAGGTAGCCGCCGGTCAGCCAACCCGATGCCTGCGTGAGAAACGCACCCGATGTGACGTTCAGTCCGGAGAAGGACGCCACCGTGCCGGCGAGCTTGTAGGCCTGGTTGTTCACCCCGCAGCCCGGATCGAACAAGGCGTGACGGCAGCCGGTCTGGTAGTGGGCACGCAAGCCCGGCCGCCTCAGCGCCGTGAAGATGGATTCGCAGCGAATCTTGGCGGTGCTGCCGGCAAACACGACGGATGCGACGCGCCCCTTCCACCAGGTGATGTACTCCGAGTCGCCGAGGTGGTTGCGGAAAATTGTGAGCGACACCACGCCATTGGGCCGGGCCGCCGCGAAGAGTTGGGCCACGGCGAAGTCACGCGCGCATTCAAGGTCGATGCCGTTGCGGGCGAATTCCGGCGACTGCTCTATGCCTGAGCGGCGGATCACCGTCGGCTGGTAGCTCTCGACCTGATAGGTGATCGCGGAGCTAGCGCTCGTCACCGTCCACACCTGCTGGCCGAGGACGAAGCGGTAGAGTTCCACCGGCTGGCCGGAGGCAATCGAGGTTTCCTGCGTGTCGTAGCTCATGGTCAGGCTTTCACGGAGAGCATCGGTACCGAGGCCTCCGCGACACTGTCGGTTTGCCAGTTGAGCTCGATCTGGTCGGCATCGAGCCGAGTCTTCTCGAGGAAATAGATGGCGACCCAATCCTCGGGATTGGCATCGAAGCCGAAGGACTGGTTGAGCGTCATCACTTCCTCGTCATTGGTGGCGCCGGCGCCGAATCCCTGGATGCTGCGGAAATACCAGGTGCCGTTCTTGTGCAGGAAGGCCGCCTCGGTGCGTCCCGGCATCGGATTGAAGTACAGGGCATAGCCGCGCGAGGCGACCGTCATCACCGTCTGGTTGGACAGGATCTTCTTGGTGGGGACGATGGAGGCTTCCCACGTCGGGTGCCAGAACGCCGTCAGCCGTCCCGCCCGCGCGGCCAGCCAGCCCCGGAAGGCGGCGATCTCGCTGCGATTCTTGAAGAGGTAATCGAAAGATCGGCGCACGAAGGGCCGCGCGGCGTGGTCATCCACCGCCGTGATGCCGGTGTCGAAATCGAGCACTTCGGCCAGTCGCCGGTAATCCGTCTCGACATCGCGCACCCGGTTCGGCCGCGTCGTCCACACCGGCGTCGAGTTGAAGGTCGTCGTCGATTCCTGCTTCGTGATCGCGGTGGTGCCGGCAATATCGAAGACCAGGCGCGCCGTGGCGATGGCGTCCGTCACCCTGGATACCGCTTGGGTCACGCGCAGCCGGGCCGTGCGTGCCGGCGCAACGAAGGCGCCCGCCGGCCACGTCTGCAGCAAGGGCTGCTTCAGGGTCACGGCATTGCTCGCGACCGAGAGCACTTCGGCCGCCTCGGTGTTGCGACTGTCACTTCCGATCACCAGCAGGCCGTCGGCCTCGTACTCGAGGTTCAAAGTCGTGATCGGAATCACCGTGCTGCCGGCGGTCACCGCCGCCGTCAGGATCGACCTGTCCGGCCAGATGGGCAAGGCATAGACGCGCGACTGCCAGGCCGACAGGAGAACATCCAGAAGCGCCGCATCGTCGCGGCCGACCAGGATCGAGAATTCCAGCGAGCGGCGCGGATTGGCGCGCAGACTGACGCGCTGTTCGGTGCCGTCGCGTGCGGTCAGCACGTCGGTCGCCCACATCAGGCGCTCCAGCCAGCCGTCCGCCCAGTTGGGTTTCAGGCCGAACACCACCACCCGCCGACCGGAGATCGAAAGCCGCGGCGCTTCATCGGGAAACTGGAACGTGAAGCTCGCCTCGATCACCGGCGGCCCGTCCAGGCTCACCGAGACGTTGTGCAGGCGCGACTCCAGCATCCCGTAGGTCGTCGGCGGGTTGGCCGGGGCGGCCAAAGTGATGCCGCCGTCGTTCTGGCCGACTACCGCAGACAAGGTCTTGGGGGCGAAATGCGCATTCCAGACTTCGATCTGGCGCACCTGCGTCGACAGCAGGTTGCCCAAGGCGATCTCGGCCGGCAGCAGATGGACGTGGTGATACCAGTCCTGCTCGAACTGACGAACCACGTTCCCCGCGAAGGTCGACACGATCTCGGCGACCGGCAGGTTGTTGGTCAGTGGGCCGGCATTCGGCGGATTGCTGGCCAGGGCACTCGGATACGGCAACGTCAGGGGTGCCGGCAGGAACTTGTACACCGCGCCATAGGCGGGATCGGACGGCAGCCCGGATGGCAGGATGGTTCCAGCGTAGGTGGTCATTTCAGGAAAGCGTAGCCGCCGTAGCTCATGCTGAAGACCACCCAGTCGTTGCCGCCCAGCGTGACGATGTCCTTGTTGACGTACTGCCCGTTCATCCTCAGCAGGCGCACGCCGGGTGCGTAGCCCATCATGGAGTAGAAGTAGCTGGGCGTCGGGCGACCGACTTCGACCGTGCAGGGATACAGCGGCGTCACCCCGTTGAATGCGATCGGCGAGTAGCTGTCGAGCTGCCGTGTCGTTGCGCTGTAGAAGGCGCGCACGGCATCCACGCCCGAGGTACCCACCTTCCACTTGTTGGTGTTGCCGTCGATGTCGGCCCGCACATAGGTGCTGTAGGTGTCCGACAGGAAAGCACCGCCGGTGAAGGTGCATGTCTTGGTGATCGCCCCGAAGATGAGCGGAGCGTAGGTGGTGCTCGCCGTCTGCACCACGCAGTAGCACCAGCCGTCGCCGCCGAAGAGGAAATACTCGGCGCTGCCGGACATCTGCGACACGGATAACGAGCCCGAAGCGACGGTCTGCGATCCGTAGGCCAGCCCGCTGTTGAAGCTGGTCGAGCCGTACCAGGCGACATAGCTCGCGTAGGAATGCAGATTGACGTACTGGCCGCTTGCGGCGTGCTGCAGGTGCAGACGGTAGTAACCCGCGTCGGCCTGATACATCAACTGCGTGTAACCGCAGGAGCCGGTGGCGAAGAGCCGAATCTTGTCGAGCAGGTCGTTCGGCGAGGTGGTGATGCCGGATTGAAATGCCATTGCTTACCTCACGCGAGCCGCATTACGCCAGTTTTAGGGCCCAGTAGTCGCTGTAGCCGGTGCGGAACACGTCCTGCACCACCAGATGATCGACGCCGCCAACCTGGATGATGTTTTCCGCCGCATTGGCGTAGCCGGGCACCGCGTAACACCCGTCCATCTCCCCCAATCCATTGAGAATGAAGGGCAGCAACGGGTAGGAACCATCCGGGCATTCCCGGGTATTGCTGCCCCAACTGGTCGGCCACATTGCCGACACCCCGGTCCAGACGCCGGTCGGCGCGTAGTACGCGCCCGAATACCCGGACGACTTGGGCAGGTGATTGCGGTATTGGTAGGAATTGCTCCAGCGCGTCGAACTGTTGTAGGTGCCGCCAACGAGCAGCGGATACGGGTACTGGCCCGGCGTGGCATACGGCAGGAACAGCCCCAGATGCATCATTTCGTAATAGGTGCCGGTCTTGGCCACCATCACGATGCGTCGACCATTGGCGACGATCCAGTAGGGCATTGCGGACGCCATCAGCAGTGCGTAGAACGTGCCGCTCGGGTTGTACTGGCCATCGAAAGTCTGCGCCGGATTCCAGCCGACGAAGCCGCGCAGCTTCCAGTTGCCGTAGTCGGATCCCGCTTCGGACAGGATGCCGACATTGATCTGATCGGTGCCGGCTAGGCCAGGCCCTTGCAGCACCAGCTCGGCTGGCGGGCCAGGCACCCAGCGCAGCACAGACCAGCGCTCGTTGGCCGGCAGCATGTCTTGGGTGACGAACGCTTTGAGCCGGTTCAGCAGGTCGAGATAGTCGGTGGCGGTGCCACTGGTGAAGGCCATGATGCTTACCTCAGCAATTCCCGCACGGCGGAACCATTGCGCGAGAGCACGTTGAGAATGGTTTTTTCACCGGCGGCGGAATTCAGATAGTCGGCCGCCATGCCGGGATCGATGACGTTGACGATGCGTACCGCTTGCGACGGGGCGACATCCGGTACCAAGCCGCCCTCGGCGAAGGCCAGCCGGGGCCCAGACCAGCGCGGCCCGAACAAGCCGCCGTTGAGTAGATGGAGAAAGTCCACGCCCACCCGGCGCACGGCTTCGGCGCGCAGGACGTACTCCCCGGCGGACAGTCGTGCCGGAATGGAATCCGACGTGGTGGTGCCCGGCCCGGTCACGTAGCCGCCCGATGCAAAACCGGCCCATTGAAATAGCCCCGAGATCAGGCCACCCAATCCGCCACCGCCCTTGTTCATCCCGCCGAACAATTCTTCGGCGATCTTCTGCGCGGCGATGCGGTTGATGGCCGAGATCACGGAGCGGGCGAAGTCGAGGAAGGCTTCCTTCGCGCTCTTCGCGCCAGTGCCAATCTGCTCGAACATCGTGGCGAAGGCGTTTTCCACATCGCCATTGATGCGCGTGGCGACATCGTCCGCTTCCGTCTTCAGGCCGGCAACCTCCACCTTGAGGCGCGCCACCCGATTGATGGCCTCCTCCGATCCGGTAGCGGCAGCCAGTTCCTGCATCTTCGGGATCAGGCCTTCCACTTCGGCGGCGGTCTGCTGGTGCAGTTCGAGCACGCCGCGCCGCATCTGCGACTCGGTGAGCATGCCGGCATCCTTCTGCACCTGCAGTTCCCGCTCGCGGATGGCCATGCGGGAGGTTGTAGTCTGGTACTGGCGTTCGAGTTTGCCGAGTTCGGCGAGATCCGCTTCGACATTGATGAGGCGACCGACGTCCGCCACGCCAGCGGTGTCCCCCATGCGCTGCAGTCTTTCGATGAGCGGCTGGTACTCGCGTTCCAGGCGCGCCCGGGTGACGTCACCGCTTGCACCGCCGCGCACTTCAGCCAAGCGGTCGCGCACGCGAGCGAGTTCGTCGGCCAGTTCTTTCTCGGCCTTGGCGGCGGCATGGGCATTGGCCACTTCGACCTCGCCGCGCTTCATGTTGAGCACGGTGATCTCGCCTTCGAGCTTCTTGACCTCGGCCTTGGCACGCAGGCGCTGCGCCTCGTCCTTGCCGCTGACCGCCACCGCCGCCTGGGCAGTCAGTTCCTGCTGCTTGGCCGCCAGTTCCTGGTCGATGGCCTGCTGCTCGATCTGCGTCTTGCGGGCGTAGTAGTCGCGGATCGACACCAGCCTGTCGTCGAGCGCGCGATCCAGCGCCGATTTCTGCAGGTCGAGTCCTTCCTTCAAGACCTTGAACTCGGACTCGGCCTGCGCCTTGACGACAGCGAGTTGCGCGCCGGTCGTATCCTTCTCGGCACCACCGGCAGCCTTCTTCTCGCACTTGCCATTGACCCATTGGCCGCCGGAGACAACGCACGCGATGCGCTGCATGTCCTCGGTTGGCTTGCCGGTCGGGGTTTTTTCCTCGGGGCGCTTCGGGCTGGTCAGCGCATCCAGCCGTTGCTTGGCCGCCGCCAGTTCCTGTTCCCACTGGGCGAGGTTCTTGCGCAGTGTCGCCATCGCCGCATCGTTGAACTTGACGTCGAAAGGCATGAACGGCACCGGGGCACGGCCAGTGTCGACCTTCTTGCGCGTCGAGTCGACCAGCTCCTGAATCCGCGCAACCTCGTCGCGGGCTTGCTTGATCTCGGTACCGTTGAAGATCAGATTGCCAACCCCACCCAGACCGACCCACAACGCCTTCAGCGTACCGGACTCGTTGGCCGCCTCGCGCATGGCATTGGTGATGTTGGTCAGTTCCGGCAGGAAGTCGCGGGTCAGGGCAATACCCAGCGAGGAGCTCGATGCCTTGAGCGCGGTGAGGTTGTCGTTGAACGCCTCGGCCGAACGCGCCGTCTCTGTGGTGAGCTTGAGGCCCAGCCGCTCGGCCTCGGCGGTCAGTTGATTGATACCGGCCGCCCCCTGATTGAGGAACGGAATCATGTCCATGCCGCTCTTGCCGAAGAGCTTTACGGCGAGCGCCGTCTTGACCGCGCCATCCTCCAGGTTGGCAAAGACATCGGCCACCTGAAGCAACACGGCCTCGGTGGACTTCATGCTGCCGTCGGCATTCTTCACGGAGACACCCAAGGCCTCGAACACCTGCGCGCCATCGCCGACCCCGGTGTTGGCCTCGGTGATGTTCTGGGACAGCCCCTTGATCCCCTTCTGCAAGGTCTCCAGACTCACATCCGACAACTGAGCGGCGAAACGCAAGGTCGACAAGGCCTCGACCGAGATACCGATCTTCTGCGAGAGCTTGTTCAGATGATCCGCTGCGTCGATGGCGCTCTTGATCATCGTGGCAAACCCGGCGACCGAAAGGGAGACGCCGAGCCCGGCGAGCAGCCCCTTGACCCGATTCGACTCATCGCCGAGCTTGGACAGATTGCCGCGAATCGAGTCGAAGGCCGAGCGGGTCTGATCGACGGCGGTGATCAGCAGTTGGGCGCGATCCTGGGTCACGACGGGTTCATCTCTCTCAAATCTTGCTCAGTTGCTTTTCGATGGCGCGGGCCCGGGCGGACAATTGGCCGCGCACTGCGCCTTCCAGATCGAAGC